ATACTGTAAACTTTGCAATGGCACTTCATGCTCGACTTTCTCAAATCCCTCTTTCACCGTTCCACCAACATGTTGGGTCAAAGAATTTTGGCTTACAAATTCAGGATATTTTGCCTCCAAATTTCTCAATTCCACCATTAACATATCATACTCAAAATCAGTGATTTCTGGATTATCCTCATCATAATATTTCAGTTCAATTATGGTATTTCCATTAAGATTTTCCCCGTTTTCATAGGGCATATATTCTACAGCCGCATATCCGCAATCTTTTCTGTTATTAATCGCAAGCTCTTCGTCCGCATTCTTATACTCGATACGTTCCTTCTCATCTCCGCGCCCGAATCTGTAGTTAAACATTACCTGAGAATATCCGTCGGCCGTCAGGCAGGGCTTCTCTTTCTCATCAAAATATGCCTTCTTTTCCACCCTGCGCTCAGAATCATAGCTTATTTGTTCCACTGAAAATCCCTGTTCATTTTTAACCGGGCGCTTATCATTGTAATAACTGATTTTCAATGTATTATTCTTTTCATCAATGGCATGGCAGACCTTCGTGTAGTTACGAACCGGCAGTTCCTCCTTTTCCTGATTGTTTCGGGAAGTGTCCCCGCCTGCAGGAGCCGTCTCTTCTGCTGCAGCTAAGCCGTCCGCCACCTTTCCCTCCGGAGCGGCAGCGCTCTTTTCAACCTTTTTTGCATTTCCGCTCTCATCCACCGGCTGGACCGACGCTTCGCCGCTTTGCCCCTCTGTTTCATCCTGCTTTTTATCTACATTATCATCCTCCCACATACCGCGGATTACCCGTCCTGACATAACCGAAATAATATCCTGCCGCTCCTCCCGGCTTCTGTTTTCCTCCGCTTTATCCGCCGGCACATCAGCATTACTCTCTGCCAGCCGGATAACCGGGTCAAAGGAAACGGTAATCACCTTATTCCCCTCTTCATCCCTGTCCTCTGCAAACTCCATCAACGTGCTCTTCACGTTCGGGTTTTGGTTATTCGCCATATTGCCGCTGAAATCCAAAAATTCTTCCCGTTCCAGCCGACCTTCAGCATAAGTATAGCGGTATTCGCACACCCCGTTCTTATCGTACCATCTGTTTTCACTCTGATTTAACTGTTTTCTTATGCACAAATTGCCGTCCGTATCATATTCAAACTTTTCACAGAAGACACCCTGAAATCCCTCTATCCTTTCCTCCCCCTTTTCATCGCTGAAATACCTGATCCCTGTCAGCCTGCTTTTCTCGTCATATTCAAAGGAGACCATCATAATCCCCTTTTGATTACAGATGGCATCCCCATTAATATCCAGATAGTATAACGCTGTCAGCTGCTTATTCTCGTTATATGTATACCGCTCTCCGTTTACACCGCATAAATTATAAATATGAGGACTTATCCTGCGCGTCTCCGGCAGGCCGTCCGAATTGTATGTCACCTCGATTGCCTGCGACATAACGCTGGCTTCCGTGGCATTTCTTGTAATAATTTCATCCTTCTCCTGTTTTTTCTTATTATCCCCTTCCTCATCATCCTCTTCCTCCGGAATGCGCAGTAAGGTTGAGTTAAACAGCTGCGGCTCGCTATCCACAGCATACGTCAGAATATCATAGGTATCGCTGTCATTTCTCTTTTTCATCTGCAAAAGCAGTTTGCCGTCACCGTTATAGTAGGAAATTGCCGTCGGTTCACGGAACCCATTGCGATCTGCCTCCAAATAAGCCTTATCGTCGTAAAGGTCCTTGAATTTTTTTCTGTTTTTCTTATATTTATAATCCATGCGCTCCACAGGCTGAAAGAAATTCATATTATACAGGCTGGAATATTGTCCCATGATCTCATTTTCATGGTAGGCGTCCTCATGCGTTACCGATATGGTTCTGCGCAGCCAGTAATGTTCTATTGTCCAATACTCCGCAAGATCTTTCAGCTCATTATCACGCAAAGGTTTCCCCACTCCCACAGGGATTCCGAATTTCTCCGTAACAGCTGTATAGCACTTCGTACTATGAGTCTGGCAAAGCACCATTATCAGGCATGTTCCAATGCCGACTACCAAAGCCAGCCTGTAAAGAAAACGAGGCGCATGGATCCACCTTCCAATGGCATCCAGCGCCTCTGTACCCCAACTACCTATAACGCGAAAAATTTTCTTCCCGTTTTTGCGCCCTATCAGGCAGGCAATCTGCCAGAGCGCAGTCATCACTAACAACGCAATGACACCAACCGCCGTCCAGTATACCACCTGTTTCCCCTGATATTCCGCCAAAATGGGGCTTATCGTGCAAAATGCCGTCAGCGTAATCGCGCTTACAAGCAGCTCCATCACGTCAAACCAACGGTATTTTTTGTGTCCGCGTTTCATCTTCTTTTTCAGGAATTTACCGAATTTTTTGATTGATTCTTTTAGTTTGTTGAGCATCTTTTGTTCTCCGGAGGTTTTGAAATAAATTCCATTGCCTCATATCAATGATCATTTTATACGACTAATCGCTTTCCTGCATTTTGCCCAAAAACAGCAGCATACTGTTTTGAGCCGTTTCTATATTACACTATAATACCAGATATTGAAAGGCCTTTTTATAAACCACAAAATGTAGATTTTCAAAATAATTGTACTCACTACAACGGCAAAACCCATTAAATTATTTGTTTCAAATAATGCCTGCACATAATAAAACTAAATAGCATTTTGCAAATATTGTTCAAACTCAGCCTCCGTATATGTATGTACCTTATGAAAACAATAATTTTCAAAGATTCTGATGCCAAAACAAACATATTCTGTGTTAGCCATTGTGCTTATGCTTTTAGCAATACTATCAAATGCCGGTGAAGATTGCACAATAGATTTCTCTTTTTCCAAAACCTCCTGTTCTTCCTTATTGACTTCCTCATTGTATACCAGAATATATTCCATGCTGCACTTTAACCGACTAATACCCATATTTAGAATATCAGTTAAAATAATGATACTATCATATATTTTCTTTCTAACCGCATATTTTTTTGAATTATCCATAAAGCCATTCTTAAACTCCACAAAAACTAATTCATTGTTTTTGTTTATAAATAATGCGTCATTGGATTTTGGCACTTCTGATAACTCCAACCCTTTAACATATTCCTTTTTTACGTCATCAAAATTTATCGCCGCTTTCTCCGACTCCGTCATATACCTGATATTGGCCTTATCATGATCATCAACAGAGGTTATCTTCAACAATGAAATGTGCTTCTTTAGTATATCATAATCATTAAAATCAATCATCTTCCCACCTCGTATCCTCTAACATCTGCAACGGTTGTGATAATTTAACATATATTTTATCTACACAATCCGTAACATCCGTAACACAAACTCTCTTTTCCTCATTAAAATCTGCCAAATAATATTTACACATATCACTCATTTCATACTTAGCAGAATATACCTGTATAGCACGTAAAAAATACGGACTATGCGTATTCAGCAGTATACTTACACCAAATTCTTTATTCATCAGAACGATCAATTCTGCGAACAATAACTGCCATTCCGGATGCAAATGAATTTCAGGCTCATCCAGTATAACAATTCCGTTTCTTTCTATAGTCCCGTTTGTCAATAAAGTTTTCAAAATAACAAATGTTTTTAACCCCGTAGACAGGTTTATTACGCTCAGGCTTTTATCTGCATTATTTAATCGATATGCCAAACGCCCGTTTTGCTGCACTATGATATTCCCATCACATACAGATACTATTCTTTTATAAATTTTTTCAAATTTATTTTCGGCTACCAGTTCATTCACTACGCTCTCATTTCCGCCCTTCGATAAGAGTTTAGTCATCAGCTGTTCTCTATGCCCCGAGTAAACTGTTTTTCTGTGAAAACTTCTAAAATTAATATCATCCAGAACAAACGGATCGTCAATATATATAACCTCTGTATGCAGGCTATCATTAAATCCACTGGCAATTGCCGCGCCCTCTGAAATATTAATACGCAGCTCTTTTTGCCTCACAATTAAAGAAATAATACCCTCTGTTTCTGAATAGATATTTAAAACCTGTCCATTAAATTCTGCATTTATTTTTTTACTGACAACTGAATTAAAAATCGCTTCATCAGGAATTTTTAAAATATCTATAATCTGACTAACAATCTCCTCCGTACTCATTTTATTTATAAACAACTTGGAGGGCATCAATTCATGCTTCATAATTGAATCCAGTTCTTTCTTTAACAACTCCGGACTTTCAATATAGTCCTTCGCTTTTGATAAAATATCTGCCGAATATTCATCGATGTCTTTCATCTCTCCTGACATCCAAACATAGACGTTTTGATAAAAGGCCTGTAATGCACCCTTTATGCTCAAAAGACGCTCTCTTCGGATCTGCTGTTGAATTTCGTAAAAACTACTGAATATGGAAAACAGTGATTTTCCAATTGTGCTTTTTCCAGTATTGTTTTCTCCCCCGATTACAGTAATACCGTTAATTTCTACATTTGCTTCGCTGATTTTTCCAATATTCTTTAAATATAGTTTCACTACATTACACCTCCCTGCGCCTTTCGCCATTATTACGATTAGTATACCCCATTATATACATTTATCTATAGAGCTCCACCGACATCTTCCTCTATCATCCGCCTGATATACGTTGAAAAAATATAGCGAATCAATTTGTTATACTCTTCCTTTATCTCCTTTTTACTATACAGACCCGGCTGTTCCTGATGATTAAATACCCAGTCAATTAGGCTCGGATACATTTTGTTACCCGTTATTCTCTTAAAATAGACTTCTTCCGGATCATCAATATTTCTGAGCGTGAACAGAGAATCTTTATCACTATATATAGCAGGTATCGGTGATATAATGAGATTTTTCCCTTTTTTCTTTAATCTGTCCTGCTGCTCTTCTGTATAGAACGGAATTTTCGTCACGTGAAGCTTTGCAAAATAGTTTTCATTAGTTACAAATATCTGCCTCTGTCCCATCTGTATAAGAAAAACTTCCTCCTGACGCATATGCGCACTGTCCGTCTTTGCTTTCCCGTTGTAAAAGGCCAGATAATAGCTGCCAGCCTCTTCGTCTCCCGCATGATACAGTTTAAGCAGCATTTCCTCTAATAATAATATAATCCCGTTATTCTTTTCGTCGATCATCTCCCACACATAATCATCACCAATCTGTTTTTGTATTTCTTCAGTTAAAGCATCCTCGGTTTTCCAACGCCCCCAGTAGATACAATCATGCATATAAAGCTGCCTGCACATATGATATAATGATTTTCTAAAAGCCGGGAACGCTTGAAAATACAGCGTTTCCGGCTTTTTCTGTTTCTAATTTGTTACTGGTTTAGCATAAAAGATCAATAGTCTGGCGCAGCTGTTTCAGGGTTTTATGATTGTATACCCTGTTCCCCACGTCCTTTGACTTGTGGCCCATCAGCATATCAATACACTTTCTGTTTCCCCCGGCATTGTCAAGAAATGTTTCAAAAGTGTGTCTTGCTTCATGCGGTGTTTTATCAGCCCCGATCTTCTCCATGACTTCATTCCAGAAGGTATAATATTTTGTTTGTGAAATTTTCTTTCCCTGATAGCTGAACAGATAGGGATCACCTGATTGAATCCGCTTCTCTATAAATGGCCATATTCGGGGATGCACTGGTACAATGCGCCCCTTGCCAGAAGAACTTTTCACGCCGCCTTGAAGATAGCGTTCAGCAATGTTCACCTGTTCAGTTTTCATGTTTAACAGTTCAGTGAGCCGGAAACCTGTATAAATGTAGATCAAGACTGTATCAGCCCATTGCTGATCAGCTATTTCCCACAAGGCGGCTATCTGTTCAGGCGTGAACGGTTCCCTTTTCGTGTCCGGGATAGGCGGGGCCGTGGTTATCTGGGAATACATTTTGTCAATAATATTCATTTCAAAAGCGAAGCGGTCAAGGTGTCCAAACAGATTTTTTATAGCCCACTGGGTAGAATACCCTTTTCCGCAGCCGTCAATGCAGTCCTGCATCTGGTAGGCTTTTAGATTGCGGTATTTCAGACCGTAATATTTTGAACAGTGTTTGAAAGCAGATTTTAGGGAACTTTGTGTTGAAGTTCCTAGTTTTGGGGCTTTTACTTTCAGCCAGCGTTGATATAAAACCGCAAGCGTGACTTTTTCCCGGTCAATCTCCCACGGGTTATCATTGTACTGGGCCAGCAGAATCAGGGCTTCCGTTTTTGTAGGCGCATAGGCAACAGGGGCTTGTCTGGCGTGTCCTTCCTGATCGTATACAGTGACCTTGACCACATAGGGGCGTGATCGCTTGCCTGATAGTTTGGTTACGCATCCGTAACCGTTTGGGTTCCGTCTTGACATAAAATCATTCCTTTCTGCATTGTGAAAAACAGAATGAAATGGTATAATAGCGGTGCGAGTGCTGATCATTTCATTCTGTAAATGATTAGTTGCTAGAACGCTGGTAGCTGGTAACTACTGGCGTTCTGTTTTTTATTGTTCAGTTTTGTGAACAAATTCAAGTATTTTCCTGAACAAGAAAACAATTCCTTTGTATGTATAAACACATAATGAGCGCATACCAATATAGAGCCATTTACATATTACAAACCAAATATAACACGCCCATTTTAATCCCCATATTGTAAGCAATACCATCCCCCATCCTAAAGCAAGAAAAAAGGATATTATTCCAGCAATAATTCCCCCACCGCCTATCTTAAATGATTTTCTGTATTTAAAGCCGCCGGGTGCGCTTATGCTGATTCCAGCACGTCCTTTTGAATTGACACTAATTCTTGCACCTTTAACACCTGTACTCACACCTATACTTTTCTTGCCCATATTCAGACGTGAATTTTTACCTAAACTTTTTGATTTTCTGAAACTCCATCCCATTTTTTATCTCCTTTCTTTTGTTACGGTTGTTACAGTTAATGTTACAGTTAAAAGCCTTTATTTATGCGGTTGTTACAGTTGTTACAGTTAAATGTTAATGTTCTTATAATTGAGATATTGCAAACTATAAAAAATGTAATATTGAAGAAAATATATAGTAGTATAGGCGTTTTTACTGTTACAAGTGTAACACTAAAATTTTATCGTGATCAGTTTTCCATTTTCTGATATTACATAGCTTCTTTTTTCTTTTCCTTTGCGACATTCTGTGGATTACTATGTAGATTGTTGATTAGGTCAAAAGCAAGTTTGCGCCCATTTTCGTTCATATCCAGATACATTTTTACTACAGCATAGGCCTCTTTCCCATAACACTTATTGATAAGATCACATATTTCAACTTCTTTTTCCAGCTGTTGCCTGTCAACTTCCATAGGTACATCATGCCCCATAAGCCACGCCACATTGACAGATAGAGCCTTTGCAAGTTTATAAAGTGCATCCTGCATTGGTTCATATTTTCCACTTTTATATTGACTGATCTGCGCCTTTGGAAGCCCTGACTTTTCAGCAAGGTCAACTTGTCGCATCCCTCTGATTTCCATAGCCTTGATCAGCCGATTTCTAAACGTATCGGCCACTTTACATCATTACTCCTTTCTTTATAAATACACAGTACATTATAAAGCAAAGTTAAGGGTTTTTCAATCGAACTTGAAAAAAAGTTAAGAAATCTTAAATAGCAGTATTGACAGCTATTTCATGTGATGGTACTATATACAAAAGTTAAGACTTCTTAACCAAAACACAAAATAGCAGTTTTTTTTTATAAATGTTGTCTATTGTGTGCTGGTCAACAAGTTTTCGCCCGGTTTTTAATGGGAAAACGGGGAAGCGGTTCAAGGGAAACAACGCTTGAAAAATCCCTTTGCTGTACAGCAAGTTTTCAGGTTTTAGTGTGAAACCTGATAGGGCAAGACCTTCCCGAAGTTTTACAAGGTGCTGACAATAGACAATCTTTATAAAAGGGCTGCTATGCTACAAGAAAGGATGGTGAACGATATTAACGAATATCTTTACACTGAAAAACAGGTGCGGGAAATGTGGAACCGTTCAAAACCGGAACAAATTTCTATAGCACAAGCAAAATGCTTTGAAGCTATCAGCCGGAAAAAAGGAAAAGTTGCTGTATCATTCAGTGGTGGAAAGGATTCAGCAGTGGTGCTTTATCTTATGGCTGAAACGTGGAAAATGTATTATGAAATGAATGGAATGGAAAAGATCCCGCCGCTTCCTGTATTCTTTGCAGATACCACAAATGAATTTATATGTGCAAGGTCATACAGAGAACACTTCATAGAATGGATTGAACAGAAGTTTGGTATTGAAATTGACTACCACGACATAAAGCCAGATACCAACTATTTCAAAGTGGTGGATGAACTGGGGCTTCCATTCGTCAGTAAAAAAGTTTCACGAATGGTCAGAGATTGCCGGAAAACATTGAAACGTCTGAATTTACATTATACAGACATTGTTCAGTATATGCCTAAACACTATACCCAAAAACACAAGGATGAAATGATTGCGGCGGCTGACAAATTGCGGGAATTGGGCTTCAATGACGAAGCGGTGCTTGTACTTACGAAGATAACTTCTGCTAATAAGATAAGCAATCAGCACTTTATACCGATTCAGTACAGACCACTTTTAGACAATGATGAATTTGAAATATCTGAACAGTGCTGCTACTACTTGAAGAAAACTCCAATTAAAAAAGCACAAAAAGAGATGGGAACGCTCCTTCCTGTGACTGGGGAAATGGCAGCTGACAGCAGGGATCGTCTGGAAGCGTACAGAAAAACAGGTTGCAATTTATTTACAGGCGAACGCCCTAAAAGTAAGCCTTTAGGGCCAATGACAGAACAGACAGTTTTATGGTTCATTGACAAAGAAGAAATTCCTATTATGCCAGCATACGGCGATCTGGTTTATGACACAGATAATGATTTTTATTTTCTGACTGGTGAGCAGCGAACAGGATGTAAGTTATGTGGCTTTGGTCTTATGTATGATAAGGATCGTTTTATCCGGCTACAGACAACGGAACCGAAAGTAATTCAATTTGCGTTCACCAGCAGGGAAAACGGTGGGCTAGGGTACAGAGAATTATGTCAATTCCTAAATGATAAATGCAAGATGGATATAGGGATCCCATACGTTGAAGATGGATATTATGAACGGCGGGCTACAGCATACAGGGAAAAGAAAGAAGGTGAAGTATTATCAAGTATTTAAGTTTGTTCAGCGGGATCGGTGCTTTTGAAAAAGCCCTTGAACGGCTGAAAATACCGTATGAATTGGTGGGATATTGTGAAATAGATCTCTTTGCCAGTAAAGCCTATTCCCTGCTTCATGGTGTGCCTGAATCAATGAATTTCGGAGATATAACGAAGCTGAATGAAAAGATTTTGCCAGACGGTATTGACCTGATTACATACGGCTTCCACTGTCAGGATATTTCCATCGCAGGGCTACAGAAAGGGTTCACTGACGTGAACGGAGAAAAGACCAGATCAGGGCTGTTCTTTGACGCATTGCGGATCATTGAACACACACAGCCGCAAGTGGCGATTGCTGAAAACGTCAAGAATCTGGCGGGGAAGAAGTTCAACAAACAGTTCAGCATAGTTTTAGACAGCCTTGAAGCTGCCGGATATAACAACTACTGGAAGATCTTAAATGCTATGGACTATGAGATCCCACATAACCGGGAAAGGGTGCTGATCGTCAGTATCAGAAAGGACATTGACACGGGGATCTTTCAGTTTCCTGAACCAGTAGAATTAAAGCGGTGTATGGGCGATCTGCTGGAAGATGAAGTTCCTGAAAAATACTTCCTGACAGCGGAAAAGCTAAAAAACATTGAATTTTCTTCTTTCAATCAGGTTCGTGGCACAACTATTCAGGAATGGGGGGGTCTGTAAAACATTATTAGCACGGGATTATAAAGATCCAAAGTGCGTCAGGATGATAGAACATGAAAAGAATGATACAAGTTGCAGACCTTCACCATTACAGGAACGATCAGATGAACCGGGTATATTCCCCGGAAGGGGTGGCCCCGACATTAAAGACTGTAACAGGGGGGGGACGTGAAGTGAAAATACTGGATCAGCGGTTTACAGCCGCCGCACAAAAGGGCAGATATGACGAAAACGGAAAAGTCAGGCAGCACATAGAAATATCTGACCGGGAGTATTTCAACGCATTGACCACGGTACAGAAAGATGCTTTAGTGTCAAACGGTTCAGACGTGCGGAAGCTGACACCGAAAGAATATTTCAGACTTATGGGTTTTGATGATGCAGACGTGGATCTGCTGGTCAGGAACGGTATTTCAAATTCACAGCTGTATAAAATGGCTGGAAACAGTATTGCGGTCAATATGCTGGAATTTCTCTTTTGCCAGATATTTGACAATGAAAATAAAATATGGGTATGAAAGTAGGTGGAATATGAAACATATTGAATTTGCATGGATCGAACAGGTTTTAAGTTTTGACTTCCCGGAAGAAGTTGACGCATACCTGAAAGAACTGGACAACAAAGGCATCCAGTATTCAGTGATCAGGCGGGAAAAGTTGAAGTTGCGGATCCGTAAACAGTATAACAAAAATACGCTTTTAGAAAAGGGGGTGAAAGAAAGATGTTTGATTATTCAAAGCTGAAAGGCAAGATCAAAGAGGTTTTCGGAACACAGTCCGCTTTTGCTAAAGCAATGGGGTTATCTGGCGTTTCGTTGTCCTCAAAGCTGAATAATTTAACAGGTTTTACACAGTCTGAAATCAATAAAGCCTGTGAATTGCTCGGCATATCATTTGAATTTATTCCTGTATATTTTTTTACAGAAAAAGTTAAGAGTTCTTAACATCAAAAGAAGGAAGGTGTTATTTTATGTTTGCAGAAAATTTGAAGAAAGTCATGGATCAGAAAGGAATTACCAGTGCGGCACTTGCAAGGAAATCAGGATTCAGCAAAGGGGCGATCAGCCAGTGGAGAAACGGCATTTATACACCGTCACATGAAAATATGCTGGCACTTGCAAAAACCTTACAGTGCGGCATTGAAGAACTGACCGGGGAGGCAAAGGCGGCTGAACCTATCCCCGGCAAGACAAACAAGGTCACGCTGACCGTTGAAGAAGCGGCCAAACTGATGCACAAGCGGCAAAGCTATGTTGCACAGGGGTTACAGGAAGGGCGGCCCGGTTTTGAGTTTGGATCAGCGGTCAAGACTTCCGGGAAATGGTCATATTTCATAAGCGTGGCAAAGTTCACGGAAATAACCGGGATCCCCGTAAATGTTTGAGAAAGGATGGAAGAAAAATGGGTAAAGGAATTAAAGGTTATAAAGTATTTAATTCTGACTGGACGTGTAGGGGCTTTCAGTATGAGGTAGGGAAAATTTTTGAAGAAGATGTTATACCTTCCTGTTGTGATCAGGGCTTTCACTTTTGCCTGAAAGCGTCAGACTGCTTCAATTATTACAAGTTCTGTTCAGATAATAAAGTGGCAGAAGTTGTTGCTTTAGGAGATGTGGATTATGCAGATGACAATACAAAATGCTGTACCAACAGGATCCGCATTGTCCGTGAAATACCGTGGGATGAAGTCTTGCGTATTGTGAATACAGGAAAGGATTGTACTGGACTCTGCAACACCGGGAACCGCAACACCGGGAACCGCAACACCGGGGACTGCAACACCGGGGACTGCAACACCGGGGACTGCAACACCGGGAACCGCAACACCGGGGACTGGAACCGTTCTTCTTTCAATGCGGGATGTTTCAATACAGAGGAACAGAAAATAACTATGTTCAATAAACCTTCTGACTGGTCATATAGGAATTGGCTGAATAGTGATGCCCGGTATCTTCTGAATCAGATACCAAAAAATGTTGTTGAATGGGTGTATTCAAAGGATATGACGGATGAAGAAAAGGCAGAGCATCCAACACATGAAACAACAGGCGGTTATCTTAAAGTTTTGGATGAATCAGAGTGCTGCCAATTATGGTGGGATGGACTGAACGAACAGCAGCGAGAAGTTATTTTCTCTTTACCGAATTTTGATTCTGACATTTTTGAACAGTGTACTGGTATCAAGATAGAGAAAGAAGGTGAAACAGATGCCTAAAATTCAGTATAAAGAAATTGCTTTCAGGCAGAAAAGCCTTGACTTGATTGAACTGATCAATGGGGTTATTGATGAATACAGCAGACAGGGCTATGAACTGACATTAAGACAGGCTTATTACCAGCTTGTAGCCCGTGGCTATATCGAGAACAACGAACGCAGCTATAAGAATATAGGGAACCTGATCAATGATGGCCGTCTGGCCGGTCTGATTGATTGGAACAGCATCACAGACAGAACCCGGAACTTGCGCTACAAGTCACACTGGGATAAACCGCAGGACGTGATCTACACTGCAAAATATGCCTATCTGCTGGATAAGTGGGAAGGTCAGCCAAACTATGTTGAAGTGTGGGTTGAAAAGGATGCGCTGGTTGATATTGTCGGTCAGGCTTGTGAACCGATTGACACACCATATTTCAGCTGTAGGGGCTACACTTCACAGTCAGAAATGTGGACAGCTGCACAGCGTTTCATTTGTCAGAAAAACCGTGACAGCCGGTATATTATCCATTTAGGCGATCATGATCCGTCTGGTATTGACATGACAAGGGACATTCAGGAACGGCTTGAAATGTTCGGCGCAGATGTCTATGTGAAGCGGGTGGCCTTGACCATGAATCAGGTCAATACATACAATCCCCCGCCCAATCCGGCAAAGATTACAGATTCCCGGTGCGGAAAGTACATTGACCAGTACGGTGATGAAAGCTGGGAACTGGACGCACTGGAACCGCAGATGTTGACGAAGCTGATCACAAACGAAGTCACAGCATTGCGTGACGATGCCATATATCAGGCGGTATGTAGGCGTGAAGCTACTGAAAAGCGTGAACTTCAAACGGTGGCTGACAGATACCCAAAAGTGATCAATTTCCTGTCAGTTGAAGGGGATCTGTAATGGAACTTTACCAGCACCAGAAACAGGTGCTTTCCGATACAGAGCGGTTCAACCGTGTGGGCTACTTCCTTGACATGGGGCTGGGGAAAACCTTTGTAGGATCTGAAAAAATGTGGGATCTGAATACGGCGGTGAATCTGCTGATCTGCCAGAAGTCAAAAATAGATGACTGGGTTGACCACTTCACGGAACATTACCCTGACTATAAAGTGTATGACCTGACGAAGAAAACACAGTCAATCATGTTCAGGCGGTACATGGACGGGGAACACATAGCGGATGATGAATCAGTGCTTGGCGTGATCAACTATGAATTGGCTTTCAGGCGTTCATATATAGCCCATATAAGCAATTTTACACTGATGCTTGATGAATCGCAGTATATCCAAAATGAAACGGCTAAACGGTCAAAATTCGTGCTTTCCTTAAAGCCCGAA